AACCAAGAGGAAGAAAAAGAATACTTACCGCAGGTTATCCCTGCCAACCTTTCTCCCAAGCAGGTCAGCGCAGAGGAACGGAAGATCCTCGCCACATCTGGCCGTACATACTTAGAATTATTCAACAAGAACGATTTGATGTATGCGTTTTCGAAAATGTTAGTGGACACATTTCCCTTGGACTTGATGAAGTTCTCCATGACCTGGAAGGTGAAAGCTACACAACAAGGACGTTTGTTCTGCCAGCTGAAGCGTGTGGTGCATCGCACAGAAGAGATAGGCTTT